AAAGTGATCTCAAATTTTTTCTGCTGTGCCTCCTGGAGTTCACGAATCTTGGTTTGCACATGCGCGTATCTCGGATCATTCAAAAGTATGGACGCTGCTCTTGCTGGTCCTGCATACCCTGCTCTGTGTGCTGACTCTGTGTTGGTCAGATCGTGATACACATAGTGCTGAATAAACGCCTGTTGTTTTTTGGTAAACACAGGTTCTTTGAACTCTTTGATCGCATGCCGCTTTGTGCTGTTGATCATATCAACTGATTCGTTTTTTCCCATTCCGCCCATCCTATCAACTCATCCCACAAACTAATAAAAAAAAATTTTTTCTTTTCTTCCCCCCTCTTCAAAGAAGGGAGTAAGGGGTGTATCCCGTAGGGGAGATATGTGTATCTCTCTCCCCTTCTTTAGAAGTGCCCCTCGTGCCCCTTGCCCCTCCCTTTAAAATCAATGACTTAGGTGGGGGTAAGGGCAAGGGGCACGCAAGGGCACGCTGCCCCTCGTGCCCCTACCTACGTTTCCTTATAAATCAATGACTTAACCCACTTATCCACAGGGGTAGGGGCAAAATAAAAACACCCCCTTGCCCCTACCTTATTTGGGTAAAACGGCTGTTCCGCCGAACTCGAAACTACTTTAAGTTTCACTCGTAAGTTAACTCCTATCATGCCTGCTCCGTTCCATGATCTGCCTTGTTACCTGCTCCATAACCAGCCGTATGACTCATCCTATGATCCGTAATCAGGAGGGCATCTCGGCCACAGTTTTTGCACCCTTTCTTGGGGTAATCGGCTAGGTAGTACTCCACCCTGCAGTTAAGACACTCGACATGCCATTCGTTCACCACAATCATCTTCACATCAACCGCGCTCACAGCAGCCCTTCTATCCGCACTGCTTTTCCTGTTCCGCCAGACCCTTTGCTCACCTCGAGCCTGTACATTCGGGTTACTTGATACACCTCATCGGATGTCAGGCCCAGCCGCTGTGCTATCTCTGCCCGCTTCAGTCCATGCTGCATCAAGCTGACAATCTTCCGCTCGCGCTCTACCGCATCCATCTTCTTGCTCTTTTCTTTCATTCGCATTCGCATCCTTGTTGCGTTTGTCATTTTCGGCTCTTTACATTCCTCATTCTGTGTCGTATCTTTCCCTTAACACACCTCCGAGACCGGAAAATCCCTGAGAAGTGTTTGTTATTTGCCCCGCTTGGCGTCTTTATTCCTTTTGTACGTCTTGCGGGGCTTTTTTATGCCTGCCTCTTACGATTTGATTCACGCCTCCCACTTGAGTTTCTGTTGCAGCGGATGCGTGTCCACTCTTGGCCTACTCGGCACACTCCAACCCTGACCAACTTTAGTTGTCGCTTTGCCTATGCACCGCCATCCTGCGCCTCGTAAGCTGGCACCGCCCTCTGATTCTAAGGTATATGTGATCAAGCTTGTGTATCCCATCGCCCGCGCAGCTTTCCACGCTGTTGCGTAGAGCATCGAGCATGCGTTTCTCGTGCCGTCTGTGCAGCACCGATTGACCTCAAGCGTCCAGCCGTCATCAAGATGCCTAGCCACAGGCCTGCCGACTATGGCTACGCCTCGAACCACATCCTCTTGTGACACGGCCACACAGAACTTTGCACCAGGCACCGGCTTGTGGTGTCGATGATGCTCAGATACAAAAGAGTTTGCCTCATCCAAGTTGATGGGTGTAACGGTCAGTTTGCTCAAACCCCACACATCCCATCGCACTCGTCACCAAAGTCCATCGTGATTTGATCTTCTGCGGGATCGGAAAGATCTGCGTCCTTCAGCGGCACGAGTGATCTGTGTATGTAGATCTTGCTCGTTGTGCCTCTGAAGTTATCGCGTATGTGCTCATCCACCTGGACGGCTTGGGCCCATGACTTCTGATCTGTTGCTTTCATCTCGCGCCAAAAGGCGTTGTCATGATAGGGACAGAATGTGCATGCGCTCTTCTGGGGTAATTCGTTGTACCCGTTGTCACGCATCCAGCGCAGGCAGTGCCATCGGGACATGCGTTTCTCAATCAACGGCCATCGGTTGTTGCACCATTTCTCTGGCGCATCCTTCATCCGTTGTATCTCGTCGGTGCTGATACCTATCCATTGCTCGACTGTATCTGCTGGGATACGTTGGCGCGGTTTGTAGCCTGCCAGTTCACGCAGCTTGCGCTGTATCGGCGTGACCTTGTAATCACGGGTACACTGACGCATCAAGATACCTTCGCCCACCCCGCTTGGTGATGCGGTGAAGAACGGCGGTGATGCGCTCCTGTTGCTTGGGTCCATGACATCTTCAAACAGGTTCCCTCGTGTCACACGCAGAACGGGAAACGGTAGCTGTGTTTCCAGCCAGTCGAGCCATTCGTATATGTGATCGGGTTCCGCTTGTGTGTCTGCGAAGATCGCGTAGTCAGGCATGGGTGTGATCTCACCCTTCGCTGCCATCAACGCCATCACGCTCGACTGTACGCCTGCGCCTAGGCTGATTACGGTTAGCTTGCTCATATCACTCCCAAGGCTTTGTCATTTCATTTGATTCCAGATAGTGCCACACCGCCATCCCTGGAACGGCATGCGTCTTGACGATGCTGCCCTTGTACTTCTGCACATAAGAAACGGCTTTTCTTGCAGCTTTTTCTCCACTGTTCATGCTCGCTTTGCTCAAAGCCTCCTTCGCCAGAAGCTCAAGCTCTTTACGCAGATAGAATTTGGTGCTGCTCATTGCATTAACCACAACCCCAGCGATCTTAACCTCATCTTCTTCGCTGAGAGGCGCCTTGACATTGCGCGGCGTGAACTCATTGACCTTCCACACCCCATCATCAAAGTCGAAACTGGCTAGATGTTCCTTTGGCTCCATGGCGTTACGCGCTTCGTAGAAGACAGAGACATCAGGCTTTTCACCGCTGAGTTTGATACCGCTATCAAACCACCCTGCGAACACGCTGCCGCCTCGCGCCGACATGAACGACTTATCATCTGCCCGCTCTTTACCAGTATGGTGAGCGATCACCACGCTGATACCGTGCATGTCGATCAGCATATCAACACGATCCAAGAGTTTGCGTATCTCTGTGTTGGAGTTCTCCTCGCCATCGAAGAAGTTAATGATCGGGTCAATCATGACGATGTCGGGTTTGTGAAATGCAATCTCTTGGCTGAACTGTTCGATGTCTTGATCGCGCATCAGGTTCTTGCGTAGCCTGCCGCTGATGATCAGGTTGCTGTGCCCCATGGACAGTAGCTCTTGGTCGAACTCAAAGCGCCGATAGTATGTGTCGATACGCCGCTTCAAGAACTCTGCAATAATCTCAGCCTGGAACCACATCACCTTGAGCGGACGGCTGAACTCGACATCCATAAAGTCGGTGCCAGTGGTTGCCCCTGCTGCAAAGGCGCCGAGCCAGTTCGACTTACCAATCTTAGGCTTACCCAACAGTAGCACCCGACTCTTCTGAAATATGAAGGCATCGCCCCAGTACTGTTCGATGCCATCGTCGGTCATAGTAGACCACTCATCAGCATTGAACGCTTGTAGCCCTAGGGGCCCTTGCTCCTGATCTTGTTCGCCATCACGCTTGAGTTCTTCGAGCGGGTCTTCTTGTGACTGAAGCTCTTTGAGATCTTCGTTGATCTCTGTCTGCCACGTTGATGTTTGCCAAGCCATGATGCCTGCGTTGACATCATCTGGGTGCCGTTTGATGTGCCCGTTTACAATGCTGATCGTGGTTCGAGTAACCTCAATCAGGTCCATGGGCGGCACACAGGTTTGATTCCAGTCTTGCGCCTTGATCAAAACCTCTCGCATACCCCAGCCTTCTTTAACCCACTTGCCGACTAGGCGCGCCAGAGTGTCGTTTCGGTTGCCCTGTTCCTTGGGTTCTTCGGTCAGCTTCTCTCGTATGCTTTCGACTTTGTTGCCGGTGTTAAATACATGCACCTGTTGAATGTCGCCATCACCTAGGATTGGCAGATCATCCATGCCGGTCACGCCGTATGCTTTGTCGCATGACATGGTGTAACCGTGGGACGGGGCAACCATGACGTATCCGCCATCGCCTCGTACATCAAGCTTGTTCTGACCTACGCTGTTGCGGATCAGCGGACCACTGCCCAAGGAATAGAAGTAGTGCTTCCCGCCTCGAGGCGAAGTTTGTGTTAGTGGTGTTCGCGTGATGCCGCCTGCGTCTATCCATCTGACCGCATCGTCTGAGTCTGCATCGACTACGGCGAATGATATGCCGGTGATCGCTGCCCAGTTAGCGTTTGGATATTGGTTGTGCCATTGCGCTATCTCGTCTCTGGACGGTTGTATCTTTTGATAGTGTTGCCACTTGACTCGTGGTGTCTTTGCCCATTTGGCCTTGAGATCTTCCTCGGTATCAAATGGGTGTCTAGTCCTGAAGAACTGCGGCACCACCTCTGTTGGTGAGCCACATGGAATGATGTGCATCCCGTGCTCCCACATGGTGTGTAAGAGTTCTTCTTTTGCTTCGGGTGACATGGGCCCTTCGGAATCTGACGATAAGAAAGGCATCATCATTTCACCCTTTGAACCCAGTAAGAATCTTCTTCGATCCTTCTTGACCTTACCTTCATTCCCAGTTTGTACGCAGAAGTCCTAATTGATCTGACCTCTTCTTCGCTGGTCAAAAAGATCGCGTCATTGACCTCCATTTTTGCTAAAAGCTTTTGCCATTTGCCAGACCCTTTTGTACCGTGTGGCGGCACGGGGGAGTTTTTTTCAATCACATAGCTCATTGCTGGCTCCTTATACCAGGTGCCGATACTATCTCGCCAAATTATTTAATACAATTTTTTTTATTAAAAGTGTTGCACTTTTCTTTTGCCTAAGTCATATTCGGTTCCGTAGAGAGTTGAGTTGATAGATAGAAAAAGGAAAAGGATATGGCAAGCATTGAATGTTTGGCTAAGCAGTGGCTTGGAGCGAAAGAAAAGAAAGCAGAGATTGATCGGTACATCCAACGGATTGAACGTGAGATTCTTGATTCGAAAGAAGCGACTGAGCTTCTAAGACCCATCCACAATGAAGGCGGCGAGAAGACTAAGGACGGTATCACCGTTGCTATTAGTCGGACCCACGTCTGGGATCAAGCCCAGATCGATGAACTCCTAGAGGCTAAGCCTCAAAGCGAGTGGCCCTCCTTTGTTTCCCAGCACACTTCCTACAAGGTCGATATGCGCTCGTTCCAGACGTATGCCATGAATCATCCGAAGGATGCAGGCAAGTGGCACGATGCACATTCGATCAAACTCGGTGACCCTAAGGTCAAAACCATCAAGGCTGAAAACATAAAGGAGGCATAGCATGTCGCTACTTCAGCAAGTGACGAGCACCCGCGAAAGCGGTGGCTCAATACCGCCTGTCAGGATGAACATCCAAGGCACAGACGGTATCGGTAAAAGCACCTTTGGTGCAGGGGCTGAAAACCCTATCTTCATACAGGCAGAAGATGGCCTGTCATTCATCAGCGCCCCGCGCTTCCCTCAAGCGAACACTTGGCAAGATCTTCTTGAACAGGTGAAGACCCTTGTCATGGAAGACCATGCGTATAAAACGTTGGTGCTTGATACTACTGATGCTGCCGCAAAGCTGGGCGAAGCCCAAGTCTGTGAGCAGAACGGTTGGTCATCGGCGGCAGATCCCAAGGCAGGATACGGTGCGTTCTACGTTGCCGAAGAAAATTCTTGGGTGCATTTGTTGGCAGGCCTAAACGCGCTGCATACCCAGAAAGGTATGAACATCATCTTGTTAAGCCACGTTGCTTCCAAGGCATACAAAGATCCTGAACTGGAGCCGTATGACCGATGGGAAATGCGCTGCAACAAGAAGGTAAATGCGCTTATCAAAGATTGGGTTGATTTCAACCTGTTCGCAAACTACGAAACGCAGTTGATCAAGGATGGCCAGAAGGCCAGAGGTGTCAGCTACGGCAACCGTGGTCTGTACACTAAGTTTGCTGCGGCATACGATGCGAAGTCTCGTATCGAACTGCCCTCCAAGCTTGAGTTTTCATGGGACAAGTTCATGGAAGCTTACACTGCAGCACTTGCTGCAAACACAAACACTGAAGCAGCTTAAAGGAGCAGCATAATGGGTCTATTAGATCAAGGTATCGATGTCAGCAATATTGAAGTTGGTGGCAACGACAACACACCGTTCCCAGAAGGGGACTACACAATGGCTGCGGCATTATTCACTGAGGAGATGTCGAAGGCCGGTAACGAGATGATCAAGATTGAGTTCAACGTAGTTGGACCCACTCACGCAGGTCGTAAGATCTGGGATTATTTTGTTCTGAACAATCAGGTTGGCCTGTCTCGACTCAAGGCTTTCATCGGATCAACGGGACAGGATGCATCTCAGTCGTTGAACACTGACATGCTTCGTGCGGCGATGGGCAAGCAGTTTACTGCAGCTATCAAAGTCGAGCCTGGCTCAGGCCAGTACGGGCCCAGCAACAAGATTGGTGGGTACAAGTCTGGTGCCGGTGCGCCTCAGGCCCATGCTCAAACTGAGCAGCCACAGCAGGCACAAGCCACGCCAGCCCCTGGTTTGAACACCGCGAAGTGGGACTAACTTGCAGTTTGGCCGACCGCTCGTTGCTCTTCCCTTGCAACGAGTGATCCACAGCGCCGTTCCCGTCCGGCGTGGCCGTATGGCGGGCTAAATTTGGAGATGCTTGTGAGCAAAGACCACATCAAGACAGGCCTTCTTATAGGGGTTGGAATTGTTGTAGCAATAAATGTTCTGTCATTTATTTTGCTTTTGCTTGTAGGCCAATAAAAAAAGGAATAAAGATGAACTTACAATCTGAAAAAACAACACGCTTTGCTCGTAACGCATTGACAAACCACATCATGGCTGCAGCAGTTGCAAGCGGAGTCAAGAAGACGGCAGCGACTTTGACCATAGCCAACAGCATTGGTGTTGACCGTAAAAGCCTGAAGGACTTCATCGAAGGGACGGTGGCTAAGCCGTCCAATAGAGTCATGCAGAAGTATGTTGATTGGCTGGGAGAGAACCCAGAAAACGCTGACTCTCGTGATGAAAAGCCGCAGCCCATTGTAGCTAAAGGCACCGCTTTGTTGGTCACAGAAGACGAAATTGCAACGTTGATACATTTGTTGCAAGAAGCGGAGACGGCTATTCATGATGACTGCAGTGGCTTTGAGGAAGACCAGGATCATGAGTGGGGCCGCGACGTTAGTGCTGCCACTTATCAGGCGCTGTATCGTCAGGAAGGTCTTTTGAAGCGGTTGAGAAGAAAGATTGAGTCGCAATCTCCGTGTAAATTCAAATGGGACGCCGAAATACAGTCATTGGTTCCATTGGATTAGGAGAACAAAACGCTATGGATGATGAGTTCGATATCGAAATGCATTTTGAAGGCAGCAGCGAAGACCACGAATACGCCATGGATCTGATCAATAACTTGATAGAGGTCAGCGGTAAAGAGCTAGACACTCGAATCCTAATCGAGGTCATGATGGTGTATTCGCTTACTTGGAACATGGCTCATGATGATCTAGAGCTAATGTCTGAACTTCTGCCTCAGGTTATTAGCCGCATTGAAGATGGCAGTTATAAAGAAGCTGTTCAGTTCTTGCGTGAGGAGGAAATGATATGTCATTAGTCGCTGAAGACCGATTCAAAAGTCGTAAACGTGCTGTCTTGCGATGCATAAGCAAGGTTCGTGACGCCCCTGATGATAACTGGGCCAAGCAATACTGGCAGCAAACGTATCGGAAACTGATGGAAGAGCGAAGGAATGAAGCTAAGGTACTACCAAGAAGAAGCAATTGAAGCAGCACTGCACTGGTTTGATACCCAATCGACACACCCGCTAATCGTTCTACCCACTGGGGCTGGCAAGACGGTTGTCTTTGCCAACCTCATCAAGCAACTGTTCGATGCAGAGCCTGACTGCAGAGTCTTGATCCTCGCGCATCGACAGGAGCTTGTCACCCAGGCTGAAGACAAACTCAAGAAAGTATGGCCCTGTGCCCCATCTGGAATCCTTGCAGCCGGTCTTCGCCAGTACGAAGTTGATGGTCGTATTGTGATTGCCAGCAGAGATACGCTGGCTACACCTAAGCGGCTGGCTTCTTCTGGCCATTTCGACTACATCATCGTGGACGAGGCGCACCATGTGGCGCCTGATCCGAAGACGCGATACCGCAAGATCTTTGACTACTTCGACCAAGAACAATGGACGCCGCCAAAAATACTTGGTGTTACTGCTACACCATTTCGTATGGGTCAGGGCTTCATATATGGCCTAGACGGTCAGTTTTTCTCAGGCGTAGCCTACCGCGTAGGCATCCCAGAGATGATCAAGAACGGCTACCTGTGTCGCTTGTCGGCATACAAGGTCAGCGATGACGCTGTGATCGATGCTTCTACTGCGCGAGTGAAATTCAAAGGTGGTGACTACCGTGAGTCAGACATTGAGAAGCTGGCCATGGAAGATCAAACCATGCTGGCCATCGTTGCCGATTGGATCGATAAGGCGTACAGCAAGGGCAGAATGAGCAGCGTGTTCTTCTGTATCACCGTGGCTCATGCTGAAAAGATGTGCATGTACCTACGTCAGGCGGGCATCGAGGCTGCAGTTGTGACGGGTGAAACGCCCCAGGCCGAGCGCGAGGACATACTGGAACGCTTTGAAGACGGTAAGATACACGCGCTGTGTAACGTGGCTGTTCTGACTGAGGGCTGGGATGCGCCTCGTACTGACTGCATCGCATTGCTGCGCCCCACCAAATCACTGGGCCTGTACATGCAGATCTGTGGCCGTGGTATGCGAACCTGGGGCGACAAGAAAGATTGCTTGTTGCTGGATTACGGCGAGAACATGCACCGCCATGGCTGCATTGATACTGCCAGACCTGTCACGCCCAAAGATGAAGACAAAGAGAAAGAGACAAAGATTTGGATTTGTGATTCCTGTGTGGCCGTCAACGACATGGACGATAAGCACTGTGTCGAATGTGGTGCGCCGAAGCCTGTTCCTGTCCAGCAACCCAAGCTATTTGAAGAAGAAGAAAAGGATGCTGCTGCCACTAGACAGGCGGCTCAAGGGTCTGTGTTGTCTGATGAACTTGATGAACCAGCGCAGAAGCTTGAGAAGATCAAGAACATCGATTTCATCACAGCACAAAGAAAGACATCGAAGAGTGGAAACGACTACTTAAACGTTGCGTTCTCTAGCCCTAACGAATACTGGCCACAGAACATGCCCATCATGCTGGGTATGCGAGGCAAAGCAGGCTCGCTTGCAGAACGCAAATGGCGGGCCCTCACAAATAACTACGCTTGCCCGATCAACATCGATGATGCGGTTGATCAAGTGAACAATGAACATGTGCTCAGCCACATCAAACAAATAACTGTAAGAAAAGAAGGAAGATACTGGAATGTCGTTAGCGTCCATTTTTGATCGGATCGATGAGCAGATAGCCGAGAAGGAAGGTCGTAGTCGTGGCCACCTAGGATTCAGCGGGATAGGTGATGACGATGAGTACAAGCAGTGGATGGGATTCCATTGGTGCTTACCGTCCACCTTCGGCGGCAGAATGCTGCGCCTGTTTGACCTAGGCAATCGCATCGAAGATCAAGTCGTTGAGAACATACGCGACACAGATGTGGTGTCTATCGCGTCTCATGATAAGGACGGCAACCAATTCCGTGCGTCGTTCTTTGGCGGACACTTTGCAGGCTCGTGTGACGGCCTTCTCAAAGGCGTATTCCCACCGCCTAGTGAAGAGGTGGTCTTGCTGCTTGAGGTCAAGAGCGCCAACGACAAGCGGTTCAAGGAGCTTGTAAAGCTGCAGAGCTACGAAGCCTGGAGTGAAACGTATCGATGGCAGATTCACGCTTACATGGGCGCCCTTGGCCTTACCATGTGCATGGTGGTAGTGGTTAACAAGAACAATAGCGAGGTGTACGAGGAGATCATCGACTTCAACCCAGATCTCTGGGACAAGGCACAGGCTAGAGCTTGGCGGATCATCACCAGTGATGCACCCGACAAAGACACACGCATGTCTGAAAAAGACTGGCGCATGAAGAATGAGTCTAACCTGTACCGTGATATCTACTACGGGCGCCGTCTGCCGGAATCGGTCAACTGCAGGAACTGCGTCAACTCCAAACCGCTGATTGATTCAAACGGCGCTGTATGGTTCTGCAAGCGCAAGGAGAAGTCTCTGACGCTGCAGGAGCAGCGAGACGGGTGCAAAGATCACATGTGGATACCTGCATTGGTTAACGCAAACCACCTTCCAGGCAAGAGTACAGACGATTCTATGGCCTATCAGGTGGGTATCATGGAGTTTTACAACTCCACATCAGAGGTGACGGGCGAGTACCACTACAGCAGTTCTGAAATCAGAGAGCTATCAAAGGCAGACTTTGATGCTGGCTTAATGATGACTGGTGAAAGCGTGCGACGTGACTTCCCAGGTAGCTACCTAGATAACGTCGATGAGCGCAAGGTTCCGTTTTGACAGAAATTCTTTTGTCTACCCTTTCTAAGATTCTGTCATTTTAATTACCAATCTCGTGGGTCTTTGACGATCAGTATCTTGGTGCCAGGGTAGAGAGCTTCGACAAGCTTCTTCTTGAGCGCGAACACTTGGGTGACTACACCCTTAACGTCCTCTACCACCACCTCGCCATCGCGCTTGTAGCGAAAGTCTGCGATGTATGAGCAGATCTTCTTTTCTTCGCCATCAACCATGATCCTACACGGGAAGTCTACTTGGACCTCGAGGTCTGTCAGTTCACCCGTGGCTTCGTATTTCTTGAGTATCTTGTATCGCGCTGCTTCAAGCTTGGAGTCAAAGACAATGCCGTCGTACTCAGTCTTCTTTGCGAAGTACTTGCTTTTGCCTTTCTTTGGTGCCCGCTTTGGGATCACATCAACTACCGCCCATCAGTTTCTCTTCTTCCTGCTGGCGCAGGAACTGTGATGCACGATTAAACAGGGATGGCATCTGAGGCGCAACAGGCGCTGTGCTAGGCTGTGCAGGCCCGCTTTGAGGCGCACCCTGTAGTGAAGGTGCAGCCTGCAAAGCTTCCGCTCTAGCGGCTTGTGCTTCAGCTTGAGCCTTTGGCCTAAAAGCAGCGCCTTGGAATTGAGCTAATTGCTCACCTATAGCGCCCATATCTAACGGATTAGATAGCTTGTTTTCATTTCCACGCAAAGCGATCTTTATCGTCTCAGAGCTTGGGAAGAATGCTTTAAATCGACCTGACATGACCATGCCTAGGTTTGGTGTTTTAGCTTCTTTCAGCGGCTTAATAATTTCAGAGTTAGTAAGCCCAAGCGTTTTGGCGTCTTCAATCGCCATGTTCAAATCGCGCAGCGCCTTGAATCGTTGTTCGTTTGCAGTAATAAACGCCTGAGTGGTGGTTTCTGCATCAACATTGCCACGAGTCTTTGCCACCTGATTAAAGATACCGGCAGCATCACGGACGTTTCTTGCCGCTTCAAGCGCACGATAATACAGCACACGTTCAGCGCGTGGCTTGATGCTTTTGACGCCAGTCAAAGCCTCTGCAAATTCTTGTGCTGGGTCTAAACGATAACCTTGCTTGCTAACACCAAGTTCTGCATCGCCCATAGAAACAGAGGCCACGGCTCTAGGAAAATCTCTGAGCGTAAATGACAAAGACCCAGGAGCAATTGATGTTGGGCTGGTAGTAATATCTACTGGGCTGAATCCAGGCATCAAACCATCAGCAAAGTGAGCAAAGCTTTTGCCAAACTTTGTTCCTAGCGTATCTGTCTCTCTGTAGATTGGACGATTGAAGGTCGTATTGTTTCTCAATATGTCCAAAGCTTTTTCTGTAACAATCGCTTCGCTCATGAATGGCGAGAAGAACTCTCTCGCAGCACCACCTTCACCAATGCTTGCGTTAAACGCTATGGTGCTCAGATCTTCTTCTTTCGTAACACCGTTGTTCACCGCATTGAACACAGCCGCTGCAGGTCTGCCAACGTAGTCATATGGATTGGTATACGAGAAGTTATAAAAGTCTGTGACCTTGCCATTTTTGTCGGTAGCAACAGGTATCAACGTCGAGTTTCTATCCCAGTCAGCAGCCATAGATCGCTTGTATGCATCAATCTGCTCCTGATCCGCGCCGGTCAGAAGCGTGCCTGCTTTTACTAATGAAGCTGGTATTGCTGCGTTTACTGATACAAGTCCAGCTAGGCGCTTCATACCTATCTCACGAAGCTCTGGTGACTCACTTGCCAGTTCTTTGATACTGCGCCCAAGAATGTTGCCACTGGTCCTGATCATCTCAGCAGGGAATGCTACGAAGTTACCAAATGGAAGTTGACGCAAACGTTTGATGGCTTCTGGAACACGCGCATAGTTAGGCACAGTGTCCTTAACGATCTCCGCAGCTTCACGTTTCATGGCAAGTTTAAGCTGATCTGGCGTTAAGTCAGATGCTCTTATTACCGGTCCAAACTCCGTGAAGTTTCTGGGATCAGACACAGGCAGTGCAGTGTTTGGGTTTCTAGCAAATATATTTTTAAGACGGCCAAGTTCCATCTCAAAGCTGTATGTTTTCCACACATCATCAGACGCTTGGTAAAGCTTTGCGGCAAAACCGTTTTGCATTCCTTGGGCTTTCTTAAATAGTTTACCAGTCACGCCAGAACCAAGGCCTGTGCCTTCGGCTGCATCGTTGAGCAAGGACTCAAACTCACCAATCTTGGCATTAGTGTTAATAACGCCTAGGTCAACGAGTTCGTTGTAGTAATCTTGCCTTTCGGCCAACGTGGTGTTTGCTTTACCAGGACCCGTTAGCCTCTGGTTAAGATTGCTGAATATGGTTGAAACAGAGTTGGCAAGCGATTTTCCACCACCCACATTGCCATTAGCAAGCGCAAAGAAGCTTGCGGTGGTAGCGTTTCTGATCTGAGTTATTGGGCTATAGACAGTCTTGGCTACCTGGGACATGCCTTTCAAACCCAAGAAGGTTGAGTACAACGGTATGTTCCCCTTGGACAAGTCAAACACATCGCTGCCACCTTCAAGCGCCGTCTTGTACTCGTTCTTTATATACTTGCCTGCAAGCGGACCGAATCTAGCTTTTTGTGAAGCGGTTATTTCGCCAAGGGGGTTGCCTGCCTCTGCGCCTACTCTTGAGTAATCTCCAAGCTTTGCGTTTGGCGGGATCGTATCGAATATAAACTTCGCACCCTCTGGAAGCTTGGCGTTGTAATCAATTAGGTTTTTGTAGTACTCAGCCTTTGCTATGTGCTTCGACATGATGTCAACGGTTTCAACCATCTTGGTTCGCAAGCCAGCTTCTTGCTCACCAATGTCTCTAGCCCTGATGCGTTCTGGACGGAACCGCATGACAACGTCTTTTGCGCCCGTGTACTCGCCAAGGAAGTCTCTTACTGCAGGTAGATCATCAAGCTTCCTGCCTTTTAACATTCCTTGGGACACGCCTTTCAGTGTTGCCGAATCAACAACATCTCTTGGTTGCATCTTAGCGTTGTTGAAGTTGCCTTGAATCATACTGTTCAACAACTCTCTAGCTTGAGCTTCGTCAAGCTGAGAGGCCTCATCTAGGCCACGGCTTGATTTAACAAGTTCCTCTACCGCAAGTTCTGCTTGTTCTGCCGTAGGCGAGTAGTTGGTATCTTTCAATGCGCGGTAAAGACGCATGCCGTAAAACGTTTTGTTGTTTCCTATCGCCTCAATCAGAGCGTTTTTTGATTCATCGCTTTGAAGACCGTCTTCTAATATGTCTTTTACAGATGTGCTCAAACCATCGATTTGTGCTCGCAGATCACTCGCGCTATCAAACAAGCTCAAGTCTTTCCTATTGCCGAATAGGCTTTTTGGTGTGTTCTGAGCAATGATTTGATCTATTTCTTTTAACTTCTTTTCTGCTGCAATTTTTACAGCTTCACGTCCAACTCCAGGTTTCATGCCTGTGGTTTCTGCAAACAAAAAGTCATTCAGCGTATCAAGTACCTGCGACTTGTCTTGATCATTGAACAATCCTTCGTTCTTGTTCACAAAAGACAGAGCGTTCTCCATCTTCTCGACAGCTTGTCTTGCTTGAGAGTTCTGAGCCGCTATCTGAGTTACCCGCATGGCATCGTATTGAGCCGTGAACCTATCTGGCAACTCGCCTTGCTGAGTCAAATACTTACGACCAACCTTCTTGAGACGATCTACCTGTCTTTGCATGAACGTAGGGTTTTCAAGGTCTGGCCTTACACCAACAGCACTAAATGGCGTCTCTGGATCTCTAATAGCTTGAGCCGCAGCCTTTGCAAAGTCTGTACGGCCAAGAGCGCCAAGCCCTGCGCCAACAGTCTTTGCGCCCAAAGATGCAATAGCGGGTACGCCAAGGACTACAGCAGCACCTTCTGCGCCTACACGCAAACGATTGGAAAGGTTGGCGGCAGAAAGCTCTGCACCAGATAAGTCTGATGTATCTATTCGCTTGGTGGGACCAGCGTCAAAAAAGTCGCCAAGGGTTTCAACATCTGGTGTGGTGGCAGCTATATCTGCACCAACTGTTGCGCCAAGCTTCCCCACTGATCCAACGCCTTTAACCGCTTTAGCAGCGAGTCCACCAGGAGCAGCGAACTGAGCGATGAATCGAGAGGCTTTGCCTATCTCGGTTTGAGTTTCAGGCTTGTACTTGTTAAAGAAATTTCTTACAGACTGAATGCTTTCTTCGTCAGCACCAAGAAGCTCCATAGGCAACGTAGTGATGCCCTCTGTCGCGCTGACAAGGCCAGAGCCAATGCCTCTGCCGATATCACCTATGGCGGATACGTCTTCTTCGCCTAGCTGGGCGCCACGCTCTACAATTGGATTTTCAGCAGCCCATTCAGCCGCTCTGCGGGCAGCATAATCGGGATCGTCGGTGCGAACATTTATTGTTCTGCCACTTCCGTCAGGTACGGCTACTATCATTAGTCAATATCATCAGAGGGAGCGGCTGCAACCCCAAGGCTAACCCTTGCGTCTTCAGGAAGCCGGTAACCAGTTGCCGCTTCAAACTGTGCAATTTGTTCTGGAGTAACACTGCCAGCCGTATCAACAGCCTCTGAGAATAAAGTCATGAATTCATCTCTAGGTGTTGCTTGGTTTGAAAGCAAAGAAATAATTTCGTTGTCAGCAAGATCTGTTGTTTCTTTCAAGAACTGATAGTTGCG